ACTTGGAAAAAACGATCGAATGACGACCACAAACCCGACAATGGTGAGAATACATAGTTGCTTACTAAAACCGTCATTAAACCCATCCTTGCAAATTTTTGTTTACTTTGACGTGTTCAATAGTTGCTTTAGCTCGAGCGATTTCATAGATTTCGCCGCGACAAATACCAATGTCTGCTAAGTCTTTATTAGATAGTTTGCTTAGAGCCTTTTCAGTTTCACGAATAGCTTTATGTTCTATCCGTGCGTTGTATACGCTTTTCAGCGCTTCGATGATTAGTTCAATTGCCCGTGTTGAATAACTATGGGCGGTTAGTATCGCTTGTGTCATTTTGTTTCCTCGTTTGACCAATGTTGATTTTACGAGGACGCATTTCTTCTGGTACTTCATACTTCAATTTAATTGCAAGTACGCCGTCCTGAATATCTGCTCCATGCACTGCTACGTGCTCGGACAGCCTAAAGGTTCGTTTAAATTTCTTTGTTGAAATGCCACGATGGATAAATTCTCTCCCTTTAGACACGTGTTCACCTTTAACAGTCAAAGTGCGATCCTTGACTTCCACATTGATTTCATCCTGAGAGAAGCCTGCAATTGCAAGTTCAATTAGGTAATCGTTCTCATCTTCTTTAATAATATTGTGAGGGGGATAGTGGTCATTTGAATGTTTAGCTGTATATTCTAGCTCATTAAACAAATGGTCAAACCCAACAAAAGATGATCGTGGGAATAGTGAGTGTAAGCCTGTCATGTTTATCTCCTTATGCAAGCAAGATTATAGTGTCGAGCCGGATTATTCCGCGCTCGTACTATTTATATAGTAGCTGCTATGTCAAATGTACATAGCCGCTATGCTATTTATTTTCTGGATTGAGGGATCTTTTCCACTCGATTCCATAATCTTTCTGATACTGTTCATGCTGCCCAATGGCTTTCTTAAAATTCAGCCAGCGGTCGTCGATTGATATCATTTGGTAATTATCTAAGTCTACATTATATATTTTGGATGTATCTCTTTCAGAGATATAATTATTTTGGTTATAATCAGCAAACGAGTATTCATTGTCAGGATCATTGATACGATCTACAACATATTGTCTAATTACAATTAATTCTTCGCGATTGACATATCTGCCTTTAATATATTCTGTAGTCAGTAGCAGCGTAACATCGTCAATCTGCTCAACGCTATAGTTTGGAATAAAAACACGACCAAAGTCTTCGTCACGCAATTTATTAAGTAATCCTAAAGCCCAATTTGCGCTTTGGGCGTCAACATATCGCATTTCCTTAGATAATGTAAACTTTGTCCATTTAGTTGTCACATCAATTGTGTTTTTTGGTTTATTGCCATATTCACGCACGTTCATTATCTGTTTCCTATGTTATACTTTGGACAAAGCTCCCATTGTTCTTTTTCTTTAAATGGGATAATTTTAATTTGGCGCAAAGGGGCAAGCGGTTTAGCCTGCTCTAAATTCTGGATTTCAATTAAGCCCCAGTCTGACATAAGAGTAGAAATAGTATTTCTTCGAGCAACATCATTTTCTTCTAAGTTTGCTTTCTTTCCGTCAAGCAGAAATAGCTCTTTAAAATGTACAATGAAATATCGCCCTTGCTTATGCAAGATATGACATGATTGAAATAGTTTGCGTTCTTTGCGGGATGCAACGCCTATACGTGTAAGCGTTTCTCGAACCTTAAGAAAATCATCTGGTTCGCTAAGAGTTACTTCCAGCATAGTCGCTGGGGTCCACTCTACTATATTACTTTCTTCCACCTGTGTTAACCTTCTTCTTTAACCCATCGATTTGCTCGGGCGACAGAAGAGATAATACTTGGCGGGCTTTTTCATTGCTGTACCCATAGTATAGTTTAATCACTTCAATGTCACTCTCAATATGAGGTTTTAACCATTTAGAGAAACGCTTTCGTTTCCTAACCATATTTATAAGAAAGTCATTTTGCAGTTTATTATCGAGGTGGTGGTACCTGTTCATTTCATTTGCAATAACCACAGTGTCCTGAAAATAAGATAGACCACGATTTACCATAAATGAGTTGTATTGCTTTTCAGTTATATCGTCAACAATCAAGTCTTTTTTTGAAGTGTTGATAGCAGTTAAGAAATCAAACGGCGACATCATTAAGCCTTTCTAATATTTCATACGTGCGTGAAGGGCTTGAAACGTGCCAATAGTTATCCTGGACACGCCCCCGAGCTTCCATAGCTTGAACAAACGGATAATCGTTTTCACCAGGCAAGCAATGGTCTCCAAAGTATATAATACTATTATACACTGGTAATAGCTTTCTGTACACCTGAGATTTGTCCATATCTAACATTGTTATGTCTAAGCCAGTTTCACCAGCAACAGCTGATTTAAAATCAAAGACACCAAACTGTTCATTAAACAACGCAGATAGATGTTCGCGATCTTTATTTGCTTTGTCAAACTCCACATACTCACGCCGCTGAGCATTAGTGCAATTGCGGCCAGGAATAGAAAAGTTTATAAGACCAGATCGTATTTCAACATGGTTTCCAGTTTTTATAGGGCACTGGCTACGATGTAGCATATCATTAAACCAGTCAAACATCTGTGAAGTCTGCTGAATATTGTTTGAATATATTTTTTTACCTTGGACCCATAATTCATTGCCACTACACTGATAACTACCCATACACAATTCGTCGTCCTGCAGGCCGTTAAGTTGCTCGTCAGTCTTTTCGTAGTCAGAGCCTGTAACAATATAGACGTCATGTGCTGCCATAAACTGATATAGAATATTAGCATGATCTTCATCTATTTTTTGTCTGGCATCAGTCAGCGTGCCGTCAACATCAAACACGTATGCAACATCAGAGGTCAAAGTCAATTCCACCATCTACTCCTGTCCACTCTACTTCTGATACACGTTCGACAAGTTGAGCCTTAGTAAGATCAGTGCTGTGACCTCGTTGAATATCAAAACTATAATAATATAATTGAGGATACGTTTTGTGATTATGTGGTAGTGGCTCGTTATTTTTTTTAACGTACTCTACGTTCCACTCAATAAGCTTTTCTTCAAGCATATGACAGTAAACGCAGTTATCTTTTGTATATAAAGTTAGCATTAATTAAACTCCACGTTTGACATAATTTCGGTCATGCACGCTACGACGTTCAACTCATGATCTGCAACAAAGGCATTTTTATATTGATAATCTGCTAAGATTAGAACTACTCCTGGAATGCAGTGAGGCGCAATATGCTCGCCCATGGCGTCATAGACGTTACGGAAAATAGCAGATGCATCAACATCCATATGGTTAGCAACCCAAGATCGCATCTTCTTAAAGTCTTTTGCCTTAAGCGTATTTATTAGATCAGAAATGTTTCCTGAATCATCAATAGAAGTATGCATAATGTTGTTGCCATGAACAGATTGCCGTTGCGCCTCATTTAAAACTCTCCTCCAGTCAGGTGCAAATTTCAATACTAAATCGGCCGCGGCTTTTTCATCAGCTGCGATGCCTTCGCTTTTAAGAACACCAAGTAAACGTTGATGAAAAAGGCCAGCTAGTTGTGGCATGTTTTTCTTGGATGTGTTAAACTCATATACGCCACAACGTGAATGTAGTGGTTCAATGATACGATTCTTAAAATTACAAGTAAGAATAAACCGGCAATTGCTGCTAAACTCTTCTATAAAGCCACGCAGCGCAGGTTGTGTTGATTGTGGATTTAGATAATCGGCTTCATCAAGTATCACTACTTTATAACCACCTTGCAAAGAAACAGTCGATGCAAATTGTTTTATCTTACCACGAAGTGTGTCAATGTTTCCGTCTTCAGAACCATTGATTATAATGTAATCAAGCTCAAGCTCTTTGCACAGAGCCTTTGCAACAGTTGTTTTACCTAAGCCTGCTGTACCAGTGAGAAGCATATTAGGCAGCTCACCAGTATCAACAATAGCTTGGAAGGTTGTTTTAATATCTTTAGGTAAGATACATTGAGATATTTTTGTGGGCCGATACTTTTCGACCCAGAGATATTCATTAGACATAGTTTAACCCTCATTATATAAAGTAATTGTATCACGGTTGGGTGGGTTTGTAAACTATGCTTGAGCCTGCTCTTGCTGGTAATTTTCGGCCATTTGGATAATAGACACACATTGGTCGCGTAGCTGACCAATAGTTGAAAGCTCTTCGCCTTTGAAGGCACCGCGCTGTGTCATAGTATCAATGACTGCAATCATGCTTCGAGAGGCTCGATTGCTTGTTTCATAAATTTCGGCGTTAGGATCTTCTACTGCCTCGGTTTCAGTTGCTGCTGGTGCATCGACCATTATTTAAGCTCCGTATGTTGATGTTTTTTCAAGAGCAATCCAGTATTGGATGCCTGATTCTTTGTTAACAAAATGTGAAATAAGTTTAGACGAAATACTTACATTATAATCACCTGGTACCATTTTTAGATTACCAATGTTCATAATAAAATTAAATTTTTCATCGGCGAAGTCCCCATCTAAATCAATAGAGAAGGCGTTAGAGGTTGCGTTCTGACTATCTATAACAGTCATTGAAAGCTTACCTCCATTTCCAGTGATGGAAAGTTCTGTGTGGCCTAATGTTGATGCCGCTCGTTTAATTCGGTTTAATGTATCATTGTCAAGCGAGAAATTAACATCTGCCGACGGCATGACTACCTCTTTCTTTGGCGTAGTTAGCATTTCAGTATCTGAGAAGAAATACTTAATGCGCGATGTAGCTTGATTGTTACTCACTAAAACATAGTCTTCAGTGAAGGTAAGCGTTGGATCATTCACAAGCGAAACTACACCAAGAAACTCATTGAGGTCATAGATGCCAAACCGCTGTGGAAAATCATTATCAAGGGTAGCTGAAGACATGACATTGCGTGCTTCAGTCATAGTCTTAATTTTATTACCTGCCTCAATTACGATGTTAGGATTAATGCCTGCGTAATTTTTTAGGACAGAAATAGTTGACTCTTTCAGTTCCATAATATACTCCGTTGTTATATGGTCTATTATACCATAGCTGTTTCAAGTTGT